CGTGGCTGCAATAGCAGCCATGAACTGAGTTGCAAACTTCAATTCTTTGACGCAGCTTTGTCATCATCAAAATACAAAGATGCCCACGCGAGCGCAATGGTACCAGCTTCAAAAAGCTTGTCACCACCTGCAAGCACAGCAGGAGCATCATTGATGGAATTAGCAAACCCCATAACAACAGGAGCAGCCCCAGCAGGAGCAGACGCCTCCGGAAAATCTTGTTGCTCATCATCATCGATAACAACTTGACCTTCATCCGGCTGTGACGAAATAGCACGCCAGGCCGACTCAACCGAAGTTAACGCACGAGCTGCGACACGCGCAGCAACGCCGTCTTCAACGGGAGCTGGAACCTCTGGGGCCACAACCTTAACAGGTTGAGTGTCCGCAATTGCAGCATAAAGCCTACTCGCAATACGATCATCTGACTCACCAGCCCGACGACCATGGAGCTCACTTGCCATCTTCTTTCTTCTGTCATCATTGTTCAGCTCTTGAGAGAGCTGATCCGACAGAGACTGACGATTGGCCTGCTCCGCTGCAAAACGACGACGATTAGCGTCATCCAAAATCGCAGCCTGCTGCTCAACAAGAGTGGCATCAGCATGCTCGGACGAAATCGCCTCATTTACAGCATCACGAGAGGAACCCTTGGCAACAACGACTCTTTTCACTTCATACTTGGAATCATCATCACAATGGTACAGTTCGTTGAACTCACAAACAAGAGCAGTGCTCTTCGGTGCCTGGGGAGGCATATCAAACTCATCGATATCCTCTTCTTCCAGGTGCCTACGCAGACGCTGCTTCAACCATCTGGGGCACCACGGGGCAGCTTGACCTTCCTCCATGGGCTCCAAACGGGCCAACGTTGCCTCCAAATTGAGTCTGCCATCATCATATGTTATGTGATGAGGCAACAACCAAAACTTCTTGGGGCAGCGATAAAACCATGCAACAGCCATTCGCTCGATAAAACACGAACTTTGTGAGCGCAACATGATGCCATTCAGGCAACCACGGTCGCAAACAAGGGCACGCTGTGAAAACTTGAACTTGCCGGGGGAATTGGGCAGGCCGCGAATCATTTCGCCGCTCCACTTTCCTTCCACACACTCGTGCAAGCACTGAACACGAAGATAAAAATAACTGTGCTCAATAGACTCACCCTTCTTGTTGACACGGGGGAGGGCCAACTTGGTCAACTCCTCAACAATCTCATTATGGCCTTCGCCGCGCAAACGCGCAGCTATATCCTCATGAGAACCTTCAGCATGCTCACTTGAGCATGAGGCTGCAGCACCTGCAGCACATGAGCTCGATGCAGATGCACTCGAGCATGAAAGTGTCGACGACCCTGAGCCAATAGGGCCCAAGGATGAAACGGCAACACGGGGGGCATCACTCACAGAGGAGAGTGCCAATGCCGCAGAAGGCCCAAACGCTTGACGCGCGGCCTCC